TGTCCACGTACTTCTCCACCTTGACCGGGCGGTTGAGTGCGTCGTCCAGGGTGGTAGGTTCTACGGCGTTGCCTACATTCACTAAAGTTATGAGGAGGATCATCCCCAGTACTACAGCAGCCATCGCTATCGCAATCTCAATCTTCATGGTTACTCCCATATTCCGTCAATGATTCTATACTTCTTCATTACCATCTTCTCGACTGGTAGCCATAACTCATTCAGCTTGGCTGGCATGTCCCGGCCCCACCATTCAGCGGTGGGTTTGGTGTGCTTCTCCATGCACTTGGCCCATCTCTTCCAGCACATCTCAGTTGCAGCGATCTGTGCTTTAACTGTGTCTAGCTTTTCGTCAACGTCGTAACCACCTACTACCTGATGCGCCATGAACAGACAGTTCCGAGAGGCGAGGCGCTTATCTCCTGACACCAACAGCAAGGCAGCGGCTGAACACACCTCACCTATCCCTACAGTGGTGACCTCATTCGGGCAGGCAAGGATCGCATCATAGATGGCGAACATGTCTGCTACCGAACCTCCCTGGCTGTTGATCATAACGGTGATATCCCCAGTGGTAAGCGACAGGTGGTTCAAACTCATGATGACATCTTCAGCCAAGCCATCATTGATTTCACCGAAGATGTAGATGGTGCGACCGTCAATGTCCAAGCCACGGTCGAACATCATGTTCAGCTTGGCGAGTTCAGTGTCTCCCTTTACAGGCTCACTCAATGTACGACACTCCTTTCTCCTTCACGATGTGTATCCGGTCATGCAGTAGACTGACTAGGTTATCCTCATTGGATATGATTAGGATAGTCTTACCACTCATCTTCTGGGTGATAAAGCTGATGATACGCTCGCAATTCTCAGGGCTCTGATACAAGAAAGGCTCATCAAGGATCATGAACGAGGATGCCCCCTCCGTTTGCATCCCCGCCAGATCTGATAACGCCATGCCCACTGCAAAACTGGTGAGCTGCTTCTCTGCCCCGCTGAACAACCCGAAGACGGTGCCACCTGTGTCCGACGCTGCTGTCACACAGAACTGGTCACGGGCATCGCCTGACTTCAACATCTTGACCGTGCGGAACTTGACCTTGATCTGGCCGTTGTCCAATTCACGGAGGTACTTGTTTGCCTGTCTCTCAAGGTAGGGACATACCTGATTGAAGATCAGCGTCTTCAAGTCAGTGCCGTAGGCGTTGACCCAGAACTTGTAGTGGTCCCTCTCCTCCACCAGCTCAACGGAGCGGAGGCGAGCCTGCTCGCCCTTGTACTTCTCATGCTTTACCGCTAGCTGTGCGGTGTTGACCATGTTCAGGAAGGGGTTGACACCTTCCTTAAACAACTTGAGCTTCTCTTCCAGTACCTGCTTCTGGTCCTTTGTTGCCCACTTCTTCTCTATTTCTTGAACCTCCATGCAGATAGCTATCACTGCGTTGGCGGCAGACAGCTTGGCTTCTTTCCCTTCTCTCTCCTTGATCAGCCTGACACGCTCAACCTTATCTTCCTCAAGCTTCTCAAGATTCACCTTGACCCTCTCATCAGGTAGCTGCTGTTCACACGACGCGCAGATGTCAGGACGGGCAGCTCGTCTGTCGATGTCACCAGTGAGGGCGTCTACCCTGTAATTCATGGTGCCTAACTCAGACACTAGCTCACCACAGAGGATGTTGTGCTCCTTCTGTAGCATGGCTACCTTACCTTCAGGGAGGCCCCGCTTCAGTGCTGTGATCTCATCCTCGATTGTTTCAGTGAGAGCGTTGGATGCATTCAACTGCTGTTGTACATTGCTGAGTGCAACTGAGTTATTGGTAGCCCAGCCTGCTTCCTGTGACTGGAGGGTGTGGAGGTGAGCGATAGCCATTGTCTCTAGCTCATGGGCTATGCGTTGTGATTCCTCCGCTACATCTACCTCGCCTTCCAACAAGTGCAGCGATGCCTTCGCCTTCTCCTTCCACTCTTCAAGAGAGTTGAGGGGGAGGATCTCTTCTATCACCGCCTTCTGGTCGCTACCCGGTAGTGCTAGAAAAGACCGCTCCCGCCCCTGCCCAAAGAAGTCCGATTGGATGAATGTCTTGTGGTCTCGCCCCAACAGTGCATTGATAAGCTCTTGGGTATCCTTCTCGTTCCTCTTGGACAAATCCTGCCACTCTTCCTCATCTTCAAGGGCACCCGGATTCAGTATGCTGAGCACCAGCTCGTTCGGCTTACGCTGCCGATAGATCCGGTATGTGTTGCCGTCGATCCCTTCAACGTGGATCCGCACGCCGCAGTGCTTGGCGTTCTTGATGCTGGTGTTGATGACATCATCAGCCTTGATGCCGTCCACCGTCCGACCATACAACCCCCACACGATGGCACGGTTCGCCACGCTGGACTTGCCAGCCATGTTCCCGTTGTTCTCATCGTTGCTCCACCCTGTGACCAACACTAGACCTCTGTCTTTGAGGTCTAGGTCTATGGTCCCAATGGAGAAGACGTTGTGTGCATGCAGCTTGAGTAGCTTCACTTCAGATCCACCAGTACCTCTTGAGACTCACAAGTCACAGAGCTGATGATGCGGTCTGGGTGATACTCTTTCTGGAAGGTAGCAATAGCTTTGGTAATAGAGCCTGCTACTACTATTATACTTCCCCACTTGTGATCTTCTACTCCGTCTTTTTGGTCGTAATAGATGCTGTATGCTTTCATTTTCTTAGCTCCTCGCCGACCTTGCGGCGTTCGGGTGTGATGTTCTTCTGCTCCTCGTACTCCTTGATGACATCGGGGATGTGGAGTTCGTCGTTACTGAGGGGTTGCAGCCGGTCAACCTCCTCCATCTTCACGACGAACTCCACGGATCTTGCGCCTGCCCCCGTAAGCTCTTCTCGTATGTAGTCTTGTCTTGTATGATCGTAGTTGATCACACGAATGAAGTTTCCATGCACTGGCGCAGTTTCCAATGGCCTACCTTCTAGCGTTTCATAGTCCATCGTCACGAACTTCGGAGCATCAATCTTAACGAACTCCTGCACGTCTGTCTCAGTGTCGTAGACGAGGAAGCCCCTCTCGTCTCCCTCGTCAGCCCAATTGATCTGTAAGGCTGAGCCCACGACAGTAGCCTTCTCCGTCACCTGCATGTGAGGGTGGTAGTGCCCTGAGAATACCTGCTTCACCTTGTCAGGGATCATGTCCGTGTTGAAGGCCGAGCCGGGTACGAACCCTGACTTCATAGGCACGCCATCGATCCCAGCATGCATGAAGCAGACAGTGTCTACCTTCTCTGTTGCCTTCTCAAAGAACCGCTCGATCGTCTCCACATCCTCAGTGTACGGCAAGAAGCTGAGATTCCTAGGCAAACCATTGAAGCTGTTGTGCCAAGGCATATCGATGACGTTGACACCCAACGCTTCCAGCCAATGCAAGGCATGTACCTTCATGGTCTTGTCCGCTGTGTCATGGTTGCCCACCAAAGCGTAAGCATGAGAAGGCTTGTTAAGATGCTGCATGATCTTCTCCCAACCCTCGTACGCCACCTTCAACACACCGGCGTCTATCTTCCCATGGGTATGGAACAGATCCCCGCAGTACACCACCTCATCTATGTACCAGTCGTTGATGTACTCAGCCACCTGCTGCATAGCAGAGGCACCGTCCAGCAGCCGAGAGTTCACCCCGTCTACAAGGGTAGCCCCATAGGTGTGGTTGTGGAGGTGGAGGTCTGAGAAGATCAGGATCTTCATTCGAGACCTCTACCCCACCTAGACATGCACCCTTCCTTGACACACCAGTCAAGCCACTCAGTGTATGCTGCGTCAGTACCACCACGGCTGAACACTACGTCAGTCCATAGCTTCCGGTCGAACTCCTCATCGTACAACTTGTACACCTTGGTACTGGGCTTGTGATCTACCCAGCCTGACTTGATGCCCGCTCTCAGCAGGCTCTCGACCGTGTCGAAACCCACCGTGTTAAGTAGCGGAGTCTCCTTCACCTCAGGGTAGTCCAACTGTGACCCCTTCAGCTTCTCTACTTGAAGGCTGATCTTCTGACCCAGTCGCATCTTCTTGTCGTCAGTCTTGATCCACCCTGCACCTTTCATCGAGACACGCACAGTAGAAGCCAGCTTGATGGAGTGCCCACCAGATGAGTCACTCTGCTTAGCGTACTTGTTGGATGTGATGTTGGCTGTCGCATGATTGATCATGAACAGGTTGATGTTGAGCCCAGCTATGTCAGGCTGGATGCGACGGATGCCACCTCGAATAGCCTTGGCATCCTGTGCAATCTTCTCGATCTCTCCAATAGTCTTAGCCTTCATGGTCTCGGTGGCTGCACCGGTGACGGAGTCAACCACGATTACGCAAGGCTTGTTATCATAATCATCCTTCCTTGCTTCAAGGATGTACTGAATCTGACGGAACAAGGCGTCCACTGAGTCAGGGTCACCGATGCCTACACGAACGTCAGGGTCTAGGCCGCAGTCCATAGCACGCATCTCATCCCACGATTTCTCTGTGTCAAGGAACCATGCCTGTCCACCCATAGCCTGTGCCTCTGCCATGGCGTGATACCCTAGTGTCGTCTTACCGCAATGTTCAAACCCGTACAGCTCAATCACTCGGCCCGCAGGCCAGCCCGGTTTGCCCATGTTGAAGTCTAGCTCAGGCAACCCAGTACGGATAGCCCAAGGGATATGGCTCTTGAGGTTGATATCACCCGGCCGGAACATGGCTGTGTTCACGTCGTTCTTACTACTCTTCACTACCGCTTTGAACATGTTGTCGAAACTCATAGCTCTCCCAAAGGAAAGCGGGGGCCTCCACCCCCGCTAGTCCCATCAGTCTACTGGTGCTTCCTGTGTTGCGTTGTCTGACTTCGCGTACACATCCTGCAACTCCTCATAGGAGAGGGGAGGGTATACTTCCTCCAGAATGGTAGGCTCACCAAACTCCACGCCAGCCGCAGCTACCTTCTCTACGATGTTGGAGCGGGCGGGCACACCCATGACACTGTACTCAGTGTCGAATCGACCCTTGCCTGTGCGTGTGATACGAATATCAACGCCGCTGGTGATGCCTGCAATGTTACCCCAGTCACCTGCCGGGTCATTGTCAAACTCCATCAGATCCTTGAAGACCTTCGGGCCTGACTTGACCACGAAGATACCATCCGCCAGCGTCTTGCCATCCGGATTGCTGTACACGTAGGCGTTGTACAAGAAGGCTTGCTTCGGGTACAGCTTCTTAGCCTTCTTGATGTTGACATCTCCCTTCGCCTCATACATCTCTGTGCCTATCTCACAGATGGGGCAGGGTTCAGTGTCATCGAAAGTCTTGGGGCAAGTGAACGTCCCGTACTTCCCGTCTGTCCTGAGTCCGTGCTCAGTGTACGCACGGAACCATGACTTGGCACCCTTGGTCGGAGGGAGGACGCGAAGGTGAGTCATGCCTACCTTCAGGAAGAGAGTCTTCCCATCACCTCCGTCTCTGATCTTCTTGGACTCCTCGTATGCCTCACGCTGGAAGTCCGGGTCCACCTCCCCAAAGCCTGCGGGCAGGCCATTCTCATCTACCATTTGGATCTCCTTTACAGTATCACCCGTCGTTGGGTGAATTGGTTTATCTCCAATTATAGCTTTTGTTTCAAAAGATTGCAACTATTCCAGGGGGCTATTAAGTACCCGGATCTCCTCCTTCTGCTTGTAGCAGAGGGCGATAGCCAGAGATGCCTTCTCTCGCAGGGCCCTGTAGAAGCCATCGACCATGGTGTACTGGGCCTGTGCCTTGTACGAACCGTGACGTGCCTCTGTCACCTCGGTCTGCTGGGCTACGTGCTCTCGGATCCCTGCCTCCGTGATCTTCAGCTTGTTCTGGGCAGCTTCGATCCTAAGTGCCTGTGCTACCTCAGATTCTACCACCTCCACTTCGTTCTTCTTGCGTGAGGCATAGGCATGGCACTCAGCCGACAGCTCTGCGTAGTAGGCGATCTTCTTGGGCAGCTCGCACATGTCCTTGTTGATCGTCTCATCACTGAGAGACATGTCAGCATCGACATCAATCTCTGTCGAGTGCTCTACCCACTGCCCTGCTTCCAAGTATTCCACTGTTACTTCAATCATTTACTTCTCCCACTGTATCTCCACCAGTTTCGTAGTCTCCACCATAAAGGACGAGGGATCTCCTCGTTCTTGCGTGCAATCTCACGATCAATATAAACGTCACCTGTGACAATATCAAAGGGGTAAGGGTCACACTGACTCTTACACCACCTGTTGGGAGGGCCTTCGGGTTTACTTTGCATTCAGTTCAGCCTCCGTAGCAGGAGTAGCATCTACCCCTAGTCTCTTGTCCGCAGTGGTTACACGTAGGTACCTGATTCCTATACCCTTCGTGGATCTCATCCCACCTACGCTTCAGCATGTCCTGCTCCCACTGCGGCAGCTTATGGAACTCATCGCAGGCCCGGTCTACCCCAGCCCAGAAGTCCCTGCTCTCCTTCGTACTTGTGTTGCGCTTCAGCTTTCCAGCCATTGTATTAGATCCTCCATATGACTTAAACATGTATCACAAATAACTCGATCTCGTCGGCCACAAGTGTGGAACTTTCTATCACCAGCACATTCATCGTACCACTCATCGTTGCACCAATCACATATCCATTCATCAGGATTCTTGCACCGTTTCCAATACGATTTACTTTGCATTCAGTTCTGCCTCCGACCAGCTCGGCCCGACACCCACCTTCATGGTGAAGCGCCAGCCACCTAGCTGGGGTACGGGTAGATTCGAGATCCTACGCAAGTTGCGTTCGAACCAACCCAAGTGTTCATCCTTCACCTCAAACAACCCGGAGTCATGCACCGTGATGACAAGGGCCGCTTCCTCTTCCGTCATGACACCCTCCTTGATCTGATGCTCAAGGTACTCGTTCATGGCGTTAAGCGTCCTGATTGTGACCGACGCAGCGGGTGACTGGATGGTACCATTCACTGCCTGTC